CGCACAAACAAAATCAATCTATTGAATCAGCGTACAGAGACTATCTGTTCAAAATGAAGTCATACGAAAAAGCAGAATCTAACGGCATTAGATTTAATCAGGGCGCTAAACTTATTGGCATAAGTGGTGACCGAGATAATAGATATTATCTTGTTGGCGAAGCCTCATTCGATGTTAGCTTACATGGTAACGAGGGAGTAACCATTCACGGTGACCTGAAACGTTATGATAGTCTGAAAAATGTTCCCCAGTTTTCTGCTGATGTAGCGATGATTAATGCATATATGCAGGGCAGGGGTGACTATGACGATAGTAATGAGTTTGGTCTGTCACGCCGTGATACTTATTACGCAGACATTGATGTGGCTACTGGGTATGCGAGCAACGAGCTGTGGATTCTCATTCCTAAGACCGCCCCATGAGAGAAAGCTATCACCCCATCACACATAGTTATTTAGACCATACCTATCGTGTGCCAATGTGGGCGGCTGACGATGACTACGAAGTGAGTGTTGGACAAAACAATTACAGAATGTTCACCAATGAAACACTACCGACTCGCATCAAGACCGCCATATCCATGATTAACGCATACCCAACGAGGGACTATGCGGATTGGGAAATCAATCCCATCAATGTATACATCAACCATCAAGACCCAGCGCTTGACGAGATTGGTTGGCGTATCAATCGGAGCATGTACATGCTTGTGTTACCTACTGACTACTTGGAGAATTTAGCAAATGGCAGATACACCTGAAGCAAAAGTAAAGAAGAAAGTGAAGGCTGTCCTTGAATCATTGGGTGCGTACTACACCATGCCTGTGGCTGGCGTATTCGGGCGTTCAGGGGTACCTGACATTCTATGTTGTCTTCACGGACGGTTCGTTGCAATCGAGTGCAAAGCGAATGGCGGTAAGACCACAAGGTTGCAGGACTCAAACCTTACTGCCATAGCACAGGCAGGGGGCGTTGCACTTATTGTTGATGAAACAAATATCAGTTCACTGGGAGCTGACTTGTTAAAACTGGTATCAGGGGGTTGATATGTTGGAAATGATTGCAGGGATTCTTGTGATGACAGCAATGCTGGCACTGGGCGCGATACTGTTTGTCTTTATATGCGCCATGATTGGTTGGATGATTTTCACAACACAGAACGGAGGCGATGATGACTGAATCAAGATACCTAGACCCCGAGGACGAAGCGTTCAACGAGATTGAACGACAAGCCAAGCAACGCAAGGAAGCTGTGAGAGCAACGATAAACAAGGGGAAAACAATGAACAACCAACCAGCATTTCCAACAAACCAATACGCCAATGGAATAAGCCCATCAGGGTTTGATACAGGCATGACCTTGCGCGACTACTTTGCGGCAAAGGCTATGCTAAGAACAAGCGTGGGTTCATCCTACGAACAGCTTGCAAAGACGGCTTACGAAATCGCAGACGCAATGCTGAAAGCGAGGGAAGCATGATTTGGCTACTTGAGAACCACGCACTGTGGCGCTTGGGTAAAGACAAGCAATGGGTGTGGTGTTGTAGCTGCACTAAGTTCTTACCTTGGTCAATGATTTATACCGTCCTTGCATGGACAAGGAAGGATGCTGAATGACACGCAAAGTTTGGTACACAACCGATGACTATGGGACGCTATGGCGGTTTGTTGAAACAGCATCAGGCGTTAGGTTTTGGTGGGATGCCATCCATGAAACAGCGATGATGAAGATTCTTGGGTATACACAATGGGAGGGGCTATGACATTCAGAGAAACCACAATCAAATACATCAAGGATATTCTTAGACCAAAGACTATCTACGAAGTTATTTATGCAGAGCTACAAGAGGCACACCTACGCAAGTTGGAAGCTGAGACTGCGGCTGAGTACGCAGATGCCGCTATCAAATACAACGACCGCCGAATCGAAAGGTTGAAGCAACGCCTGTTTGAACACGCAGAGGAGGATGCATGACACAAGATGAAATCATTGAAATGGCTAGACAGGCTGGCGGACAAGTGACGGCGTGGGTCAATCAAAGCACAATTCAAAAGACTACGACATTCACCTTTGAGTCACCCATTGATTACTACGTAAGTGGAGAGTATCCCGAAAAATACCACATCAAGTTTTTGGAAATCTTTGCTAAGTTGGTAGAAGAGAAAGTGCTGGGTAAAAAGCAACGGGACAAGCATGATTGACAAAATCATTCTCAGTGCTGTGCTAGGCACAGTGGGGTTCAATGGTCTGTTCCCTGACCCGCCACAACCATTGACGCTGAAACAAAAAGCAAAAGAGAAATCTATCAGCGCCATGTGCGACAGGAAACCCAAGAGCAAAAGAGCAAAAGATTTGTGTAGAAGATGGAAGGAGCAACAGAATGCTTGAGCGCATAAGAACATTCTTTGGTAGGGAGAAGGGTACGCACCCAAACAAGTCAACCGTTGTTGCCCAAGGGTCAGCATGGTATTGCACAGACTGTAGGTTGGTATTCATAACCAAGGCGGCAGGAGACACGCATAGTTGTGAGTACAGGTTTCAAGATTCAATAGTAAAGATGAGGATGGACAATGAACGCAAAGAACGCATTTGATTGGCGAGGGCCGAGTGTTTTTTCAAGTGATGTGAAGATGAAGCAAATGGCAAGCGGGGCTAGAGCGGGTCAACTTGCAAGCCAACGAGCGGCAGACAAACTGAACGAAAAGAAACAAGTACTTGCTTACAGTAAGGGGAAAGAAAGTGCCAAGACCAAAAACTGAATTGACCAAAAGCGGTAGGGCCATTGGTATCCGCTTGACACAAAGTGAGTACGAGGAGTACGAGCGACTTGGTAAGGGTAAGTGGTTGAGGAAACTTCTACAAAACAGCAGAGACAAAAGGAAAACAAATGACCGAGGAAATTAAAAAACGAAAAGGACGAGGCCCTAGTAAGAAGCCAACCCTTTTCAATACGAGCTTGCGACTATCAAGGGAGGTGATGGATTACTTCAACACCTACCATCCGTATTCAAAGCAAGCCAAAATCCGTGAAATTCTTACCGAGTATGTAAACAGCCAACAGCAAGGAGCTAACAATGGCAACAGCAAAGAAAGTTCGTAAACCTAGCCGCGCCGCAAAGATGCGCGAGTACTTCACCGCCAACCCATTGGCTACACCTAGCGAAGTAGCCAAGAAGTTCAAGACCACGTACCAAGTTGCGTACATGTGCAAGAGAGGGATGAAGCCGAAGAAACTTGTTCTTGGACGCGCCGAGGTGGAGTTCGCCAACAGACTGGGAGTATCAACGAAGGACTACGCCGAGCAGGTATACAAGCGGCGGCGGGGGAGTAGAGCGGCGGCACAAAAATGGGAGGCAATTGCAATGACCTCAAGCAACACGCCAATCACAATGGAAGAGCCACAAGCCGACCCGGTGAACCATCCTGCTCATTACAAAGTAGGAGGAATCGAGACCATCGACTTCATCGAGGCCAAGGGTCTGACGTATCACTTGGGTAACGCCGTGAAGTACATCAGCCGAGCCGACCACAAGGGCAACCGCAAGCAAGACTTGGAGAAGGCCAAGTGGTATCTTGAACGAGCAATCGCGCAAGCCTAACAAATGTTAGGGTAAGTCCTAGCCGCCTACGGGCGGCTTTTTTACGTCTGTCACTTGACAAAGTAAAGCCATGTGTTATTATTGCCGCCTGAAAACAAATTGGAGGGTTAGAGCATGGCAACTTTTGGAAAGTCATCCGTAGCTTTTGATGGCGATATATTGAAATGTCCTCGGTGCGGTGAAAATTATTTGCACCATCGCAATACGACGATATTTGAACGTAGCGAAGACGACAAGCTAACAACTGTTATAGCCCAGTCAGAACACGAAGCACACGTTTCACGTTTTCCTTCCGCAGATACATGTAACCCCAGTGACCGCAGGAACGGAATACTTGTTGAGTTTGAATGCGAGCACTGCCATTATGATTATGGCGATGCAAGTCCGGAACTAACTGAAAAATTTCATTTAGCCATAATTCAACACAAAGGTGGTACCTTTGTGGAGTGGGTGTAATGGCGGCAACTCCCGAGGCCAAGGTCAAGGCCAAGATCAAAAAAATCTTGAAAGACAACAACATCTACTACGCCATGCCCATCGGCACTGGCTACGGCAATAGTGGTGTGCCCGACTTCCTTTGCTGTGTCAACGGACACTTCCTTGCGATTGAAGCCAAGGCAGGTAAAGGCACGACCACGGCACTACAAGAAAAAAATCTTCGAGACATAAAACAAGCCGGTGGCACAGCCGCCGTCATTGCTGAAGAGCAACTCGAATACCTAGAGCAACTTATCCAACTGATGAAACAATGAACATCATCACGATTGACTTTGAAACGGCCTACGGCGGTGACCTTGGGTTTGCCAAGCAGACCACTGAGGAATACATCCGCGACCCACGCTTTGAGGTTATTGGTGCGGCGGTACAGGTAAACGATGGCGAGCCGGTGTGGTTCAGCGGAAGCCATCAAGCCATGTACCAGTTCCTCCAAAAGTACGACTGGGGGAATTCCCTTGCGTTAGCGCACAACGCACCATTTGACGGAGCCATTCTGAATTGGCAGTACGGCATCACGCCCAAGGGCTGGTTGGATACGTTGAGCATGGCGAGGGCATTGCATGGCACTCAAGTAGGCGGTAGTCTTGGAGTCTTAGCGACTCACTATGGAATCGGAATAAAAGGTGAACAAGTCAAGCAGTACATCAATTATTTCCGCAAGAGTTTCACCAAAGACGAGTTAGCTGACTACGGAAGCTACTGCAAGAATGATGTGAAGCTGACATGGGGCTTGTTCAACCTAATGAGCCAAGGTTTCCCCAAAGTCGAGCTACGCTTGATTGACCTGACTGTGCGTATGTTCACCGAGCCAGTGTTGCAGTTGGACAAGCAGATGTTGGAAGTTCACTTGGTCAAGGAGAAGCGCCGCAAGGAAGAGTTGCTGAACAACTTTGACAAAGACACCTTGATGAGCAATCCGCAGTTTGCTGACCTGCTCGCATCCCTTGGGGTCACGCCGCCCATGAAGAAGAGCCCAGCCACTGGCAAGCAGACCTTTGCGTTTTCTAAGACCGACGAGGAATTCAAGGCCCTGTTGGAGCATGAGGATACTCGGGTACAAGCAGTAGTTGCGGCCCGGCTGGGAACGAAGTCAACCATCGAAGAGACCCGCACCGAGCGGTTCATTGGGATTGCTACACGAGGCCCAATGCCTGTACCCCTACGCTATTACGCCGCCCACACTGGGCGCTGGGGTGGTGACGACAAGATCAACTTGCAGAACTTGCAACGCACATCGCCTTTGAAGAAAGCCATCCTTGCACCATTTGGTATGGTGATGATTGACTCAGACTCATCGCAGATTGAGGCACGGACGTTGGCATGGTTGGCGGGGCAAGACGACTTGGTAGACGCATTTGATAGGGGTGAGGATGTATACAAAATCATGGCATCGGCTATATATGGCAAGGCTATTGAAGATATTACGAAAGACGAAAGGTTCGTTGGTAAAACGACGATTCTTGGGGCGGGGTACGGCATGGGTGCAGGGAAGTTCCAAGCGCAACTCAAGACCTTTGGCGTATCTATTGAACTGGACGAAGCTAAACGCATTATTGACACGTACCGACGAACTTATCCGTATATCCCTGAGCTATGGAAAGCGGCGGCGAATGTCCTCCCCGCAATCATCCGTGAACAAACCACGGCGTTTGGGCGGAATGAACTTCTCAAAGTGGATGGGTCAGAGGGCATCCTACTCCCCAACGGCCTACGTTTAAAGTACCCCAACCTGCGCCAAAAGATAGACGATGATGGCAAGACCGAACTTGTGTACGACACCAAGAAGGGCAAGGCAACTATCCCCAACCGAATCTATGGCGGTAAGGTGATTGAGAACGTATGCCAAGCACTTGCACGTATCGTGATAGGTGAGCAGATGTTGATGGTCGCTAAGAAGTACCGCGTGGTGATGACCGTCCATGACGCCATCGCTTGTATTGCACCGGAGGCCGAGGCTGAAACAGCTAAGGAGTACGTTGAATTATGTATGCGCCTACGCCCGTCGTGGGCCCCCGAGCTACCCCTGAACTGCGAAGCAGGGTATGGCAAATCTTATGGAGATTGTTAATGAGTATCGTATGGTCGTTCAGTAGCCTGAAAACATTTCAGCAGTGCCCCAAGAAGTACTATCACACCAAGATAGCCAAGGACGTTGTTGAGCCTGACACAACGGCAACGCTGTACGGCAAGTCTGCCCATACTGTGGCAGAGGAATACATACGTGACGGCAAACCAATCCCACCCCAGTTTGATTACATGAAGGACACGCTGGATGCCTTGAAGGGTATCGAAGGGGAGAAGCTATGCGAGGTAAAGCTTGGGCTGACCAAGGACTTGGAAGCCTGTGACTTCAGTGCGCCCGATGTGTGGTGGCACGGCATTGCCGACTTGGTTGTGTTGAACGAGGCAAAGGGTTTGGCGCACTCTGCTGACTACAAGACCAGTAAGAGCGCAAGGTACGCAGACACCAAACAGCTTGACCTTGTGGCGGCGGGTATCTTTGCCAAGTTCCCCAAGATCAATCGAGTCAAGTCAGCTTTGATTTTCACGGTGAGCAAGGAGTTTGTGAAGGCCGAGCACCACAGAGAAATGATGACAAAGTACTTAGAGAAGCCAACAAAAGATGTGGCGCGAATCGAAGCCGCACTGGAGAACGGTGTATGGAATCCCAGCAGTGGGCCACTGTGCAAATTCTGCGCAGTCAAACAATGTGAATACAACAGGAGCTAACTATGAACGCAATGACAAACCAAGAGACTGATACCGCCCTGATTCTTGAGGGGGAACTCCAACGCCGAGTTAAAGAAGTTGTTGAGCGTGTCGTGGTAAACATAGTAGGAAAAATTATCCACGAGGAATTTAATAAATACAAAACTGAGATGATGATGGAGATCACTTTAGCAGTTGGCAAAAGCCTGCAAGTAATAGAAAATGAGGGGCGCAAACCTTTGTGGGAAGCAACCCCCGAGGAGTTTGGCTTAACCCGAGAAGACCTCAACACCCACAATATAGGAAGCCCAAATGCCATACGTGAATAAACCCCGACCCTACAAAAAAGAATATGAACAACAAAAAGCAAGAGGCGAATCTGATTCCCGCCTTGAACGTCAACGAGCAAGAAGTGAGATGGACAAGAAGGGCATTGACCGTACTGGAAAAGACATCGACCATGTGGTTCCCTTATCCAAAGGGGGAAGCAATGCTTCAGGAAATCTTAAGCTCAAAACCCCAAGCGCCAACCGTTCATTCAGTCGCAATTCAGACCATACTGTCAAAACCAACAAGCCAAAGAAAAAATGAACTTATCAGAGTATGAGTGGCCCCGTCCCCACGGGTTCACACCGTTCGAGCATCAGAAGACTACAGCCGAGTTCCTAACGACCAACAACAAGGCGTTCTGCTTTAACGAGCAGGGGACAGGCAAGACAGCATCAGTGATTTGGGCGATTGACTATTTGATGCAACGAGGATTAGTGAAACGAGTGTTAGTGATTTGTCCGTTGTCAATTATGAAGTCGGCATGGCAAAACGATTTGTTCAAGTTTGCTATCCATCGCACAGTCTCTGTTGCACACGGCTCAGCCAAGAAGCGCAAAGAGATCATCAATGCGGGGTCAGAGTTTGTCGTCATCAATTTTGATGGGGTTGGAATTGTTAAGAGTGAACTGCTCAAGGGCGGGTTCGATTTGATTGTGGTGGATGAAGCGTCAGCGTATAAGAATGCTCAGACCGAGCGATGGAAAGACTTGCGTGACCTAACAAAAGTTATACGTGGGTTGTGGATGTTGACTGGAACACCCGCCGCACAGTCGCCTGTGGATGCTTACGGATTAGCAAAGCTGGTGAACCCCAACGGCATACCTATGTTCTTTGGGCAGTTCAGAGACAACGTGATGATTAAGGTTGGGCAGTACCGCTGGTTACCCCGCCCTGAGTCCAAACACATTGTCCACAAGGCACTCCAGCCAGCCATTCGGTTTGAGAAGAAGCAGTGTCTCGACCTGCCCCCTGTGACTTTTGTTGACCGTGATGCCCCACTGTCCCCACAGCAGATCAAGTACTACAACGTACTCAAGAAGCAGATGCTGATTGAGGCCGACGGGGAAGAAATCTCTGCGGTCAACGCCGCTGTGCAGATCAACAAGCTGCTTCAAATATCCGGTGGTGCGGTTTACACCGACACTGGCGAAGTGTTGGAGTTTGATGTATCCGCCCGTTTGAATGCAGTGCAGGAAGTCATTGAAGAGTCGAGCCAAAAAGTGCTGGTATTCGTGCCGTTTACCCATACCATCGAACTCTTAGAGAAACACCTGAACAAGCACGGCATAAGCTGTGAAGTCATCAACGGGAGTGTGAGCGTTAACAAACGCTCGGCCTTGGTTCAGCAGTTCCAAGACAACCCTTACCCCAAGGTGCTCATCATCCAACCACAAGCGGCATCTCACGGGCTTACCCTAACCGCCGCCGACACAATCATCTGGTACGCTCCCTGCTCCAGCGTAGAGACGTATCTACAAGCCAATGCTCGAATCGACCGTCCCGGTCAGGTCAACCCAATGACCATCGTGCATATAACAGGCAGTCCGATAGAGACAAAGATGTACGCCCACCTGCGGGGCAACATTGCACACCACACAAAAATAATTGATTTGTACAAGCAAGAAATTATTTCTGAAGGTACTTGACAATGTCAAGTTCTGTGCTAAACTAAAACCTCAAAACAACTGGAGCTAACTATGGACGCATTAGAAGTTCAGGGGGAACAACCCTCTCTACCACTCGACAAACTTGCCGCTGTCTACATCAAGATACGCGATGCCAAGGACACACTCACCTCAGATTACAAAAAGCAATACGCCACTCTTGAAGAACAGATGGGTGTGCTTGAAGCTGAGATGCTTGAGATTTGCAAGAACATGAACGCTGATAGCGTTCGCACAAAAGCTGGCACGATTGTTCGTTCCGTAAAGTCACGGTACTGGACGAATGATTGGGATTCTATGTATCGCTTCATCAAAGAAAACGATGCGTATGGCCTGCTGGAAAAGAGACTTCATCAGACACACATGAAAGAGTTTCTTTCTGAAAATCCCGACCTGCTTCCTATGGGCTTGAACGTAGAAAGCGAATACACCGTGGTTGTTAGACGTTCTAAGGAAAATTGAAAAATGAGCAACATTACTTTGTTAAACCAAGACCTCCCCGACTTTCTGCAAACCGCTGGAGTCAGTGAGCTTACAAAACAACTCGCTGGTCGTACCGGCGTCAAACGCATCGTCCCCAAGAACGGAATCTTCCGCAAGGTTGTGGGTGGTGAGGAAATGGGTAAGGTCAAAGGCGACTTGAATGTTGTCGTTGTCAATGCTTCTCCTAAAGTTGGACGCATCTTCTACGCTAAGCAGTGGAGTCCTGAAGCCGAGCCGTCTGCGCCCGACTGCTTCTCCAATGACGGCAACGTGCCTGATGCTGGTTCGACCAACAAACAGTCCGACCGCTGTGACTCTTGCGAGCAAAACATTAAGGGTTCGGGCATGGGCAACTCTAAAGCCTGCCGCTACTCACGCCGCATTGCTGTGACGTTGGAAGAGGACTTTGGTACTTCGCTTGAAGGTTCTGTGTACCAAATGAACTTGGCCTCCAAGTCTTTGTTTGGTGAGAGCGTTGGTGACAACACTCATCCTTTTGAGAGCTACACCAAGTATTTGGCCAACAACGGCAAGAGCTTGGACTACGTTGTTACCCAGTTGAGCTTCAATGAAGACAACGACAACCAATCCATTTTGTTCACACCTGTGCGCTTCATCAACAAAGGTGAACACGCAGTTACAAGCAAAGTAGCCGCGCTCCCCGAAGTGCAGAAGATGGTCACCATGACCCCATATCAAGCCGATGTGTCAGGTCGTGCGCCTAAGTTGGAAGCACCCAAACCTTTGGGCGAAGCCTTTGAACAGGAAGATGCCAAGGCGCTTGCCAAAGCACGAGCCGAAGCTGATGATGGAGTTGAAGCGCCCAAGAAGCGTGAATCCAAGAAGGCCGCTGAAGCCACACCCGCACCCAAGAAAAGCTTGGACTCCGTGGTTGCGGCTTGGACGGACGAGGAGTAACGCATGACCTATGGTTACAGCCAAAAATTAGTTGAAGCCAATAAAAAGGCCGACGCTGATTCTTTAGGCGTAGCCTTGGGTCGCTTCTGTATCGAGCGGGAGATTACTGCTACGCGAGTGGCAGTAGAGCTAGGAGTGAGCCGCATGACGGTTTACAACTGGTTTTGGGGTGAGTTCACTCCGTCTCCAACTTACGCCGAGCAGATAGAGCGTTTCATGGCACGACACAAAAAGCGCAAATAAACAATGTCCACATTTGACTTGCTCGACACCGTACTACCCACGGAGGGACGGTACTGCGTAGTTGGCATAGGTAAGTATGTTGACCAGCGTTTTGCAAACACAAGGGAAGAAGCCGAGACACTCATCCAAGAGTTCAACACCAAGCAAGTCAACGTGTATTTTGGCTGCGCCAAATTTGGTACGGCAGATGACAGGACACACGAGAACGTAGCCTTTGTCCGAGCCTTATGGCTGGATATTGATTGCGGCCCGACCAAGGGTGTACCGAATTCCAAGGGGAAGATTGAGGGCTATCTCGACCAGCAGACAGGGCTGGAAGAGCTTAAGAAGTTTTGCAAGACAGTCGGCCTACCTAGACCAATTTTGGTGAACTCCGGCAACGGTGTTCATGCCTACTGGTTGCTTGAAGAGACGTTAACCCGCACTGTGTGGGAACCGTTAGCCAAGCGACTTAAACAACTCTGCAAAGAGCAGGGTCTGATCGTTGACGACAAAGTATTTGAGGCATCGCGTATTCTGCGTGTGCCCGAGTCAATGAACGTGAAGAAAGGTTTGGAGCCCAAGCCCGTCATCGTTTGGAATGAAGTTTCACCGAGACTGTCTACTGAGAAACTGCGCGAACTGTTGGGCGCACCTGAGCCCAAGGAAGTAGAAGAAGCACCTGACTTTGTGCCATCTGCCATGAGCCCCATGATGGAGGCGTTGCTGGGTAACAAGGTCAAGCGGTTCAAGACCATCATGCTCAAGGCCGAGAACGGCTGTGCGCAACTGAACTACGTGTTTCAAAACCAAGCTGAGATTGATGAACCGTTGTGGCAGTCGGCGTTGTCGATTCCAGCTTTCTGCGTAGACGGAGATAAGGCGGCGCACAAGATGTCCGACCAGCATCCTGAATACGACCCCGCCGAGGTAGACAACAAACTCAGGAATATTCGCAAGCGCGGTGGCCCACACCACTGCACAACATTTGAAGAGCGCAACCCCGGTGGCTGTGATGGCTGTCCGCACAAAGGCAAGATCACTTCACCTATTGTGTTGGGTATAGAGATTGCCGAAGCAACCGAGGCCGACAACGAAGTAGAAGTTGAGACTGAAGCTGGAGTTGAGACACACCAAATACCTGAGTATCCATTCCCGTTCTTCAGGGGTAAAAAAGGAGGTGTGTATGTTCGCCCACCCAAGGATTCCGAAGAAGAACCCGCGATGGTCTACGAGCATGACTTGTACGTACTCAAGCGTATGAGGGACAAAGAGTTGGGTGAAATGGCGTTGTTCAGACTTCATTTGCCCCATGACGGGGTGAAAGAGTTTGCGATAACCACTGCGGCTATTTCATCAAAGGACGAGCTACGCAAACAGCTTGCCCAGCAGGGCGTAATGGCACATCACAAGCAATATGAGAGTCTTGCAACGTATGTCGTTACGGCGGTAAAAAATTTGCAATACACAAAGAAAGCAGAGCTTATGAGAACACAATTTGGATGGGTAGAGGGAGACAGTAAATTTATTATGGGCAGTAAGGAAATTACCAAGGACGGTACGTTCTACAGCCCACCATCGTCAACGACCGAGTTCTTTGCCGAGAAGATTCACGAGAAGGGTAGCTTGGATAAGTGGAAGGAAGTCTTCAACCTGTATGCAATGAAGGGCATGGAGCCCCACGCTTTTGGAGCGTTAACTGCATTTGGCGCTCCACTAATGAAGTTCACCGGCTTGAAGGGCGCAATCATCAACGTGATCTACGAATATGCCGGATCAGGAAAATCAACCATCCTGCGCATGTGCAACAGCGTATACGGAATGCCATACGAACTCATGTCGATTGAGAAGGACACGCTTAACGCCAAGATGCAACAACTGGGGGTGATGAACAACATCCCCAACACGATTGACGAAATCACCAACATGACCCCCAAGGACTTTTCTGACTTGGCATACGGCATCAGTCATGGCCGAGGCAAGAACCGCCAAAAGGGTTCAGAGAACGCCCTACGCATCAACAACACCTCATGGCAGAACATGACATTGTGCTCGGCTAACGCCAGCTTTTACGAAAAGTTGACTGCGTTGAAGAATAGCCCGGACGGTGAATCAGTGCGGTTACTTGAGTACAAGATAGAGCCCAACGATTTGATCGGCGTAGCCAAGGGCAAGGAGATGTTTGACCACCAACTCAACGACAACTACGGTCATGCAGGGGAGATATACCTTACATGGCTGGTGAACAACCTAGAGTACACCAAGGACTTGATAAAGAAAGTCCAAGCCCGACTGGATAAAGAAGTCCAGTTCACCGCAAGGGAACGCTTTTGGTCAGCCACTGCCGCTTGTAATATTGCTGGTGGATTGATCGCCCGTCATCTTGGTCTGCACGACTTTGATATGACCGCTGTGTACGACTGGCTCAAGGGCATGTTGAGCGAAATGCGCCACGATGTGAAGCCCCCACAGTCAACCCCTGTCACAACCCTTGGCGAGTTCCTTGATAGCCACCACCTCAACGCTTTGGTGGTCAACGGTGAAGTGGATGCCCGAAGTAATTTGGCGGCGCTACCTTTGCAGGAACCCCGTGGAGAGTTGCTGGTACGTTACGAGCCGGATACCAAACACATCTATGTAGCCGCCAAGCAGTTCAAAGAGTTCTGTATCAAGCAGCAGGTCAACTACAAAACGCTGCTCAAAGAGTTAACCGACTTGCAAATTTTTGTTGAGGCAACCAACAAGCGCATGTCCAAGGGTATGAAAGTAGCGTCTCCTGCGGTGCGTACATTGAAGTTTGACGCATCC